GCGCTTCGCTGTAGATCTTCTCTCGCTGTGGCTTCGGCAAGCGGGCAACATCCGCCACTGGTACGCCAGCTTGGGAGGCGCGCGCCCGGAGCGCACCATAATAGAAATCGTACACGTTGGCCTTGGCGGTGAGGTTCTGTGCCTCGATGGCTTTCTTGCTCGTTTTCGTGGCACCATCCGGGGTTGGAAGCGCCACGTTCTTATCGAACCACTCATCCACACCATCGAAGCCGATGGAATCCGCGAAGGGGTGATAGGTACCGTAATCGCCCATCGCCTTCTCTTTACCCTTCACCAGCGGCTCAACGATCTGTTGCACGAGATCGAGCCCTTCCTCTTGGCCCAGCGCGCCGGCATTCATCGCGCGGTAGATCCCATCCTGTACCACCCGCACACTGGCCGCATCGGCCTCCTTGTCATTCGAGAGCTTCTTAACGGCTGAGTAGATCCCCATCTTGAAGCCAGCCTTATCCTCGGCGGTATAGCCACCACGGGATCCGGAGCCCTTGAAGCCATTGAGTCCCTCGAAGTACTCCCGGGCATCTTCACTGAGATCCGCGGATTGGAGCGCCGCGTAGCCCATCTTGCCGCCCGAGGCCAGCAGATTGTTGCCGGTTTTCACCGAGGCGAGAACACCGCCCTCTTGCTGATTACGGTACACCGCCTTGGCGCGGTTCTCGGTGGCGGATTTGAACTTGAGCCACTCATCACCCTTCATGGCCGCCTGTACGCGAGGATCCTCGAGGAGCTTGAGGCCGCGCTGAGGGTTGGTTTCCACCGCGCCAGATACGAATGTTTTGATGTAATCGCTTTGGAAATTCTTGAGCATTTCCTTGGTGGTTTCAGAGCCGAGGTTGGTATTGCCAAATTGCTCGAGCTGTTGCTGGGCTAGCCCGTAGTTCACGAATGCTTCCACCTGAGTGCTATCGTTCTTGCCGTAGCTTTGGCCATCGAGTGCAGATTGCGCGAGGTAGTTCTCCATCGTGTCGTTGGTGTACGTTACTTTGTTCTTATACGATTGCTCGAAGGCCCAAGCCTCCTGCTTACCATCCGATGCGGTGCTGAGTTTTGCGATGGACTCGTTCCAAGCGCCTTTCATGAAGGGTGAGATGTTCTCACCGTACTTCTCGAAGATGGCTTGCCGGCCCTCACGATACTCCTCGAGGCCACCGGTAGGATCGCCTTGGTATTTGATCCGGTACTCATTATCGAACTGGTTGAGCTCGAGCTGGGCCTTGGAGAGATCGTTCTGCATACGGGCTTCCATGCCCTGCATGATGAGCTTCTGGCCCATCTCTGCACCCACCTCTATAAACGCATTGGGCTGATCGGCCGCAACCGTTGTTACATCACGCATCGTGTTGATATCGCGGTTAGCCATCTCTTAACTCCAAATCGGCAGTTGCGGGCCGTATTCCGTTCCAGTGGGTGCAAACTGTCGAGCGATGCCTTGCTCGAGGCCGTTCATACTCGGAAGCTCAAATGAGGATAGCGCCATACTCTGTCCCACGGCGGCAAGCGCCTTGCTACGGCCCTCGGAGATCGCAGATTTCGCTCCCCGGTTAGCGTTGGTGATTATCTGGTTAACATCCTCGAAGCCGGTATTGAATGTTTCGTTAAGCACACTCATAGGGGTACCTTCGAGGGCAATACCACCGCTGAGGAACGATTGCTTGAGGCGGGCGGCGGTGTAAACCGTTTCCTTGGCCTTGTTTTTCGCTTGCAGGGTACCTTGCTGGGCGATGGCCTTGGCCTTATCCTCCCCCTCGTTATATGCCGCCCCTGCCCGCATTGCGGTAAAGGCGATAAGCGCCGCAGTTTCCAAACCCATATCGTTACTCCCCCATCACCAAGCCCCAGCAATGATAATCCTTGCCGTGCATCATTTGTTCGCGCTTGCCCTCGAGCTTGAAGCCCATGAACCGGTGCCACGCATCGAGCAGCTCATTCGCTTGGCTATCCGTCTGGATCCGCTTCACCCCGAACCGCTCATGCGTACTATGCACGAAATCGCGGAGCTTAACAGCATTGCGTGGGCGGAAATCCGCGGAGATCAGGAAGAAGGCCATGTAGTTGTTGCCCCAATACCGGCGCGCGCAAATGATGGCCTCGGTGCGGTTGCCATCGAGCAGCGTGAAGATATCGAACTTCGGATCATCGAGCGCGTAATCAACCTCACGCGGATCCGAGAACTGGTTCGGCCGGAATGAGCGGAGATCTTCCTTTATGAAGCGGCGCACGGTCATGATCGCACCGCATATTCTGCCTCGATCATCGCGGCGCAAACGTGGAACGGAAGGGGCTGATCCTGCACGATGTAGAAGTACTTATCGAAGCCGGAATCATCGGAATACGGGATGTACTTGGTGCCATCGATGGGGATGGGCGGGAGGTAGTTCAGCTCATTACCGGTGAGCTCCTGCACGGGCTCGAGGCTGTAGAGATCTGCACCCACCTCACCACCGGCCGAAGCTACAGTGCGGATCCCCACCCGGTTGATCGACTTGAGGGTGGTTTGTGTGTTTGCGCCCTGCAATGCGAAGCCGAGCGAGAAGGTTTTGATCACGCCCTTGTACCGGTAGCCAAGCACTACGGAGGTGATTTGGTTGGTGAAGGTGGTAGCGCCGCCTGAGATCTCCCGATCCTCGAGATAACCACCATCGGTAACTACACCCACGGTGGTACCGTTGTAGTGCGCGAGGCCGCTGAGGGATGTGAAGCTCATGTACCAGCCATCCGCGTACACATTGGCGGTTGGTGTTTGGAGAACCGATACGTTCACCACCGTGGCACTGGTATAGCCCTCGATCCTGTAGCGGCCGCTCTCGTAACCTGTTTTCGTTTTGTAGGCTACGTGCTTCCCTACATCGCCCACCAAGAAGCTCGCGCCGGAGGCGGTCAGCGTACCGGTGAGGGGTAGCCCATCGCCATCGAAGGTGAGCGGGTTGAACGTGAGCGTGGTGGAGCGAAGATCTCGGTAGGTGCTTGCATCATCGAGGTAGATACAATCACGCAGTTGTTCGGCCACGTAGCGGTTATAGGCCCGATCATCGATTGCCTTATTCTCCTTGCCGGAGAAGAAGTTCGCGCGCTGGGCAAACTCCACCGCCTCAGCTTGGCGCTCGATGGCGAAGCCGTTGGCATATTCCATGAGGCCGAACAGTTGCGGCGCGCCGGCATTGTTGGTGATAACGGCGATATCGCGCACCGAGCCTTGGCTCTCGTGCTCATGCCAGCCGGTAATGCTCTCCCGCTCCTTGAAGTTCAGCGTTACCAGATCCTTCTCGTTGCGCTTGAAGCACACCAGATCGTTGCGATCCTTTTTGTAGCGCAGCTTGGTGAGGCCGCCGAGGGTGATATCGTAGCTCACGAGATTGGCATCCTGTGCCACGAAGCTCTCGGTGAGGAGATCGTATTTGAAGTAGTACACGTTCCGATCATTGTTGCTCACGTAGAAGATCAGGCCATCCTTGCGCAGCGGGTAGGCATGGTTGCAGCCATCGGCCGAGGTGATCGTTGCCTCGATGGTTGCGGCCGTGATGGTATCGCCCACATTGCCGCCGTTCACCGCTACGATGCCTTCGGCCGTGCCGACGATGAGGGAGTTATCCCCGCCGAACATCCACTCGATCTCTTGGGTGATATCGGCAATGGTGAATTGCAGCGGGGTGGTGGCGGTGTTCGTAACCGGCAGATCGAAGGAGCTGTAGCTACCCGAGCCCGAGGCCCAGATGGTGGTGTTCCGGGAGAAGTACAGGCGGGCTCGATAATAGAGCGCACAATTCGGATATGACGCGGCGCGCGCGGCGGTACCACCAGAGCCATAGGCCGTGAAGGCAGTGGTGTTGGTTGCCCGAAGGGCGAAGGTGTTCGCGGTGAGCACATCGATGGTATAGGTGTTCCCGTTGAGCTGGGTCATGCCCACCACGCCCGTGATCGTCACTTGATCCCCGGAGCGGAGGCCGTGCGCCGTGGCAGTTACCACGCCCGGGTTGGCCTGAGTTACCCCCGTGATGGTGGCGTTCTTCGCGGCGAAGGGAGATCCACCGGCATCGGTGAACACGTAATCGGTGAAGGTGAAGTTGTTGGCCGCAACGCGCTTGAGCTGCTTCGGAGCGTAGCCGCGATGGGCGAAGATCATCACATCGGCATTCTGGGCGGGCTTGCCTTCCGCGATGTACTTGGATTCGGCCAGTGTGTACGGGGTAGTTACCTCAAGGATGTTGCTCATGCTATCGAGCACCCACCCGAAGTTGCCGCCGCTATCATAGGAGAGGAAGCGCATCTTCGTGGCGTACATCACCACGATGTAGTTCTGCGAATTGGAGAACTTGAACTCTACGAAGGCGCAATCCTGAAAGCCGAGGAGGCGCTCCCAGCCGCGGCGGAACATCGCGTTGCCCTTGAAGTTGCTCTCGAAGTTCCGGAAGATATCGGAGCCGCTCGTGTAGATCGGGAGATCGAAGCGGCCGAGCGCGTCATGATCGATCTTAGCCCGGGCGAAGTTGTTGTATGTGGTAACAACCTTCATTACTTTTTGCCCTTGTTCATAGCCGGTTGATACGAGCGCGCGGCGCGGAAGCGGCTCTCGCTACGGCGGATCGGCGGGTTCTCCTGAGCATTGAGTGCGGAGAGGTTCGCCATATCGGCCGGGAGCATCGAGGCGAGGAGCTTCTTCTTGTTGATATCCTGAGTGATCGGCAAGGCTACCTTCTCACCGAGGTACAGCGCGAAGGTCACTTTGAACTCGGAGCTCATGGTGTTCACATCGGTAACATCCTTGATGTACCGGATCTCCATACCATCCGCGTAATCCTCATCGGAGTAGATCTTGTTGCCTTCCACCGAGATCCGATTCGAGAGCTTCTCATAGATGTTGCCCACGCCCAGCAGCTTGAGGCAATCATTCGGATACTCGTATGCGTACTTGTAGCCGAAGGTGGAGGGGAGCATGGATTGGGATACGATCTTACGCGCGAGGGCGAAGTTCGGCATCAGGGTTTTGAGGAGTGTTTGGCGCGCCACATCGTACCAGAGCGCGAATGTTTTCTCCTTATCGGAGCTGGGCGTGTCGATGTTGTTCACGCTCCCGTAGTTGCCCAGATGTTGGAGGGCCATGTTGCACAACTCAACTTTTGAGTTAATTGCCATTATTAGCCTCCAAATATCTTAATGCGTTATAGAGCTTTGTTCGTGAATCCGTAAAGAACCCAAGCCCCTTATTGCAGTGTCCACAAAGGATTCCGCGAATAGTGCCGGTGGTGTGGCAATGATCTATACATGGCTTGTTGTTTCCGATCTTTCCCTTGCCGGGCGTAAGGTCAAACTCGATGCCACAAATCGCGCAGCGCCCACCCTGATTTTCCATCAAGGCTTTATACTCCTCCCATGAGATCCCATAGTAGGTTTGGAGTGCCTGTTGCTTGCGCGCGGCTACGGTAAGTGGATTGTTTTTTCGGTGCTCCACAGCCTTTTTGTTTGTGCATTTTTTGCACCATGAATGAAGAAGGTGTGGTTTCTGAGAGTGAGGGTAGAACTCAACGGCGGCCTTAATCTCACCACATAAAGTGCATTTTTTCTCTGTCTGCACACTTTGTAGCTTGATGGCCATGATTCCCTCGAATGTAAAAAAAGGCGGGCGAAGCCGTTAAGCCTCACCCGCCCTTTCGTTTGGTTAGTCCGTGGTTGCTTCTTCTACGACCACATCCAGATCCAACACGCCATCTACCGAGGGCTTGGTGGGGAAGGTGAGGCCGAGGAATACGCCACCGATGGGCTCCTGATCGTCGCCCTGTGCCAGCAGATCACCAATGTTCTTGGTGGAATCCAGCGAGGCATTAAGGCTAAACAGGAGATCCCGTGCGCTCAGTGCAGCGGCGAGCGTTACGCCGTTCCACAGTAGTGCATCGGAGCCCGCCTTGATGAGCGTCAACACGCCGAGCGAGTTCTTCTTGAAGAAGCCCAGCTTGGCGTTGGTTGCCGAGGTGAGAGCCGGTGAGGCGTTGGGGGTCAACACGCGCGCGATACGATCCGAGTACGTGAAAGGCCCACCAAGCTCAACGATATCACCGTCAGCCATCGAAGCGGTTACGAGGGCAGCGCGCGCCGGGATGGTGCGGTACTGTTTCCCCGTGGTGTAGATTGGGTTGCGCGGCTTGGCCGTGTAACCCGTGGTGCGAATTGTAGCCATTAGCTACCTCCTTGTAAGAATTAACGACTTGACGGAACCAGTAGGCTTTCGGCCCACAGAGGCCCGGGAAAGTTTCCCCTCCCGGGCCGTTTGGTTACATCGTGGTGGTGACGATCTGAACGAGAACGCCTTCGATACGCATCGCATTGATCCAGAGATCGATGGTGAGATCGTAGGAGTTCACTTTCGTGGCCGACTTCTCAACGCTCATATCCCCGATTTCCGAGGCCATGAGAATCGATTGAGGAGCCAGTACCGGGCAGGAGCGGGTGGTTGAACCCTCCGGCAGGATCGGGGAGGGAACTTGAATCCCACCATTCTCCGAACCGGCGAACAGCTCAACGCGGTATGCGCCGGCTTTCTCCATGATGCCCTTCTCTACCGGGCGGCCGGTGATGTAGAAGTTGTTGATGAACTTCTCCTCACCCATCAAGGAGCTATTCTCCTTGCCGGTAGCCGTGATCGTCGCACCCGAGAAAGTCGAGTAAGGCACATCATTGTTGATGAAGCCTTGGGTGATCTTCTGCACGGTTGCGTACACGTAACCAGCGGTGCCATCGATGGTGATAACGCCATCGGCAGCGGCCGAGATCGAGGTAGGAGCCGCATCGGGAGCGCCGACGAGCACAGGGCCAACCGCAGCTTCGATTGCTACACGGTCAGTTACGCGCTCCTTGGCATTCACGAGCTGGCGCAGGATATCCGAGGTGGGATCCTTGAGCAGCTCGTTGATATCGAACTTCGCATCGATCTGGATGGTTTTCGTGAAACGGCGCTTCGTGAACTGGCGGTTATCCAGTGCGTAATCGCCGTATTGCTTATCGGGGTTGCGAGTGTTCACTTCCGTGAGCTCGATACGGCCGATACGCGCTTGGTTGACGGTTTTACCTTCGCTCGGAGCCCATTTGATGGCGTTCGTTGCGGTGAGGCGGGAGTTGGTCTGTTGAGCAAGCTCATGGTACGAGCTCATGAAGTTGAGCTTCGCGCCTTGGTCAATGCTCGGACTGATTGCGTTTGAAGGCATGGTTATCTCCGAAAAGAGTTAAATTGATGAATTAGCTGGGTTTTCGGAGGTGTCCGTGTGCCGGGCTCCTGCGCGGTGTTGAAGCTCCGCGTGGGCTTCTCGGGTCGCATAAGGCGCGAGTATCCAATACGGCGATTATGCCGAAATCATTCTGCATTGCAAATACAAAAAAGGGAGCGGCACATTGTACCACTCCCTTTATCAGCAACCTATGTTATTTATGCCGCTTGGCCGTACAGTTTCTCGTAAAGAGCATCGAACTTGATGTTCGGATGGAACGGGATGTTCTTCTGCTTGGCAAGGGTTTTTAGATCCTCGAGCGTAAGATTGCTACCCGGCTTCTCGGTGAGGTTCGTGGTATTGGCCTCGAGCTCGAGCAACTCCTCATTCGTCACCTTCTTGCGGGTATCCACACGAACACCGCCTTCCAAGACGATATCAGGCAGCTTGGCGAAGTTGTAGCCGGCGATGCCCGGATTGATGCGTTGCTCTACAGGGAGCGGCCGCTTCTCATCGAGCTTGGGCGAATCATCCATCCCGAGCACAGTTGAAGCGTAATCCATGTAGGCCATCGAGCGCATCTCACGGAGATCAACGCCCGAGATCTCTTTCGGAAGCGGGATACGGCGGAGATCCTTGGCAGTGGCGAGATCCTGATACTCCTCGAAGGTGAGCTCCTTGATGTTCTTACCGATGTACGAGGGAATGCCTTCCACTTCCTCGATGGTATCGATGAACACTTGGCGCATATCCTCGATGCGTTCCTTGTAGATCTTCTCGCCCTTCTTCTCACCCGTGGTGTACACGGCAGACTTCACCCAAGGAAGGGCATAGCGTGAGCGCACGTGGAACTTGGCGTGTTCCTCATCTACGAAGGGAATGAGGCCGGTTACGCCCTCGAAATCCACGATCTCCTTAGAGGCGGTGCGGTAAGATCCGCTAATGGTTACTTTCAGCATTTTATCGGTGTGTTTACTCATGTGGGCGTACTCCTATTTTTGCCCCATCTTGGCCTTGCGGTCAAAGATGGCTTGGCGTTTGTTTACGAGTTCTTGGCGCTCGGCAGCGGTATGAGGCTTGCCATCGAGCTCTTGGATCTGCTTAAGGAGGCCACGAGCCTCGCCATCCAGATCCGCAGGAGTTTGATTGCCGGGAGGTGTGTTGCCACCGGCACCCGTATCCTGAATCCCGTAGCCGGCCGTGATGGCGGCAACGGAACGGTAGATGATGCCTAGGTACTTGTTCGGAGTATCCTCGAGCAACGCTTGATCGGCCGGTGAGAGGTTGCGGGCCAGTGCATCACGCACAGAGGCAACAACGGGCTCATACCCATCACCAAACGATTCCTTCATCTCGCTCATGTAGCTCTCGGCATCATAGAGCTTGGCCACACCAGCGGCTTGCATCGCCTCGTAATCAGCGATCACCTCGTTGGCTTGCCATGCGGGAATACCACGATCCCACAGCATGGTGCTGAGAGCTTCGCGCTCGGCATCGCTCGTGGTTTCGTTGAACTTGTACTCGGCCTTATCGGCTGGGCGGAGAGCCTCACGGTATGCGTTGACTTGCTCCGGGGTAGCCGTGGCGGGATCAATGGGAACATGCTTCTTACCGATGAGCCCTTGAGCACCATCGAGGGCCTTCCACAGATCCGCATCGCTTTTGATCTTCGATGCCCAAGGCTTATCCTTGAACTCATCGGGGATCTTCCATTCGGTGGTAGGCGGGGGAGTATTGGGATCAGCCGGGGGCGTGGCAGGATCCGATGCGGCCGGAGGGGCGGCAGGATCCGCGGGCGGCGTAGCCGGCGATGCCGGGGGCGTAGCGGGTGGGGTTGAAGGTGCGGCCGGTGCGGAAGGTGCGCTTGGTGCTTGGCTTCCGGGGGTTGCAGTATCCGCTACTGGAGCGGGTGCAGCCGGTGCTGGTTCGGTCATTCAATCTCCTGTTTTGAGGTTGGTGTTAAGTAGTTCCAAATCATCTCGAGGAAGTAATTCTTACGCCCTCTCGTGTCGGCCATCTTAACGATATCGCTTCCAACTTCAACAGAATAGATTCCGCTCGCCTTGAGCAAGTACTTGAGCACGAACTGCCCGTTCTTGGTTTTCGCTACGGCGTTGAGGGCCTTGATGTAATCCCCCTCCACCTCCTTCACCACCTCGCGCTTGGTGTCGGTTTCCTGTGCCATGCGCAGGAGCTTAAGCACCGTGGAATCATCGAACCGGTGCTCGCCAGCCATCTTATCGTTTTGCATTTGCCGCCTCAGAGTTTTGCTTGTTGGCGCTGGCCGTGTCTTTTTGAATACCCGCCGCAGCTTGGCCAGCTTGGAGCATGAGGGCGGCTTGTTTCTCTTGAGCGATGGCGGCGATCTTCGCCTTGAAATCCTTCGCGGAGATAACGATCTGGTTGTTGTAGTCGAGGTTATCGTTGATATCCTTGAGTAGCTTGTACCAATCCACCGCATGAATGATATCCGGGAACACGGCCGCAATGGCGGTGATGGCGTTGAGCACCTGCACGAGGTTCTGCACGGTTTCGGTGCGGGTGAGCTTCTCGAGCTCGTTGTTGAACTTGAGCTCGTACCACGGGCGGCCTGATTCCATCACCTTGAGCACGGCATCGGGAATGATGCGGCCGGTGAGCTTGCGCTTCATGAGAGCTTCGGCGCGCTTCGGATCCTTCTTGGCAATCACACCCAGCTCACCGAGATCCAGAAGGATCGAGATGGCACGGCGAACATCAGGGACAAGGCGCTCGTTCTTCTGTTGCCCGAGGATCCCGGAGAGTGACTTGCCACGGATCACGAAACGCTTGAGGGCTTCGGCCGCAGTCATCTCCTTTGCGCTGTTGAAGTCGAGCAGCACATCCACCTTGGCGGCGGTGGTTACTTTGTCGTTGAGGTACGGGAGCAGGAACTTGATGATCCCGCTCGGATCTCCCACATCATGGATCGGGAAGGCTGGGGTTTGGCCATTGGCCAGTACCGAGTTGAACACGGTGAGGCCGTTGGGCGAGGTATCGAGTACGCCATCACCGAAGATGGCATTCGATGTAATGCCGAGGGCTGGGTTGCCCATCTTCTCGAGGATCTCGATGGTAACGCTCAACATGAAGTTCACGGAGCGGATGGTGCTGAGGAGCATAGTCATGCTCGAGCGGCCCCATACTTCACCGCGCACAAGGATCTGGCGAGTTACCGGGATGGGCTTCTCGCTGAATGATTCCTCGAAGAAGGGCTTGTTGTAGCTCTTGTTATCGAGGAACCACACACCACGGTACCGGGTGCCACGGGTGCCTTGGAACTTCGGATCGTAATCATCGCGGGGGAAGTAGCCGAACACGAGGCAGAACTCGGTGTTGAACTGCCCGCCCTTGTACGCATCGCGCATAGGCTCGGGGAGCTTCTCCACCTTCTTCATATCCACCACGGCACCCGTCATGCAGAACTCGCCCACAATGCGGTTGATCTTCCAGTGGTAGGTGGCGAACACGATCTCCACCATGCCGTTCTGGCCTACATCGATGGCGAGGTTATCCGGGCCGTATGAGCGGCATACGAGGGCGTTCTCTGCCACGCGGCGCTTGAATGCTTGGTTGGGGAAGGTACCGATGCCCGAGGTACCGAATGCGCTCTGATCGTAAGCGTATGGCCGGAGGGCCGAGGTGTAACCCGCATCGGGGTGATTCATGTGGTAGAGCGTTTGCTCGGTGGCGAAGGAGTAGAACTCGGCAACATCGGCCTCATCCACGTATTCCTTCACGTAGCGTGAGGGGATGATATCGAACACTTTATCGCCGTTGCCCCAGAGGATCCCGATCAGGTAATCCCCGAACTGGTTGGTGGCGATAGCGGCCGTGGGATCATCCACGAACTCATCGAGCTGGCGGCTCTTGTTCGTTACCGCGTTATCGTAGGTGTAATCGGTGTTCACCTGAATACCCACGAACTTCTCGATATCTTTCCAGAGCGGGGTGTATTGTTCTCGCTCGGTCTTACAGGCAGTGTAGAGCTGCCAGATGTTCTGGGTGTCTTTTGTCATGGGCTAGTTCCCGAAGATGTTATCGCGGCGCTTCACCTGAGCCGGATCGAGCTCCTCACCAACAATGCCGCCTTGGGTTTCAAGCAGGGCAGTGCGCGCCTTCTTGGCCGCATCGGCTTCCGTTGCGATGGTTTCGGTTGGTGCCTTGCTATCCGCCTTCGGAGTGCTGCCACCCAAGCCTACTGCACCGAGCAAGCCCTTAACTGTTTTACCCATGAGATCCCCCAAATTATCTTCGTGTTCGCGCTGTACGGGCTGGCGTGTTCGATGTAGCGCCGCGCTTTGAGCCTGATCTCCTAATTATCACATTGGATTCTGATTGTGAAGTGGCGCTTCGGCCGAGGAACTTCACCGCGGCGAACACAGCCATCATAAGAGAATCCGCATTATCAGGCGATTGGCCTATCTCTTTCTTCATATCGGGCTTGCTCTCAAGGGCTCTACGGCCATCGGAGCGGAACTTCATCTTAATCTTCTCGAGTTGCTTAACTATCACAGCATTGGCCTTTTCATCGAGGCAGAGGAAGCCGCAATCGAACCAATCCTTCACGAGCCAGTAGCCCTCTGTGCGGGCGTTGGCGTAATGAACCTTATCCACGGCCATCGTATCCACCCCAGCGCCATCGAAGCGGTGGATGGTGATCTTGGTGCCGGCGAACACTTCGTTGAGGCGATTCCATACCACATGGCCCATGCCACCCACATCGAGGATGATAAGCGTGGGCTTGAGATCACCGATCATCTTCACGATGCGGCCTACGCTCACCATTGCATCGGGATCCTGCCACTCGATTTGCTCGGTAACTTTCCAGTGCTGGTTGCTCATGCGATCAAGCACCGTGGCCACACAGCTATCATTCCCTTGGGCGGCGAAGTCGATGGAGAGGATCCGCTGCTTTGTGTAGATATCCCCGAAGGGCTGGATCTTGAAGCTCTCGTACAGCTTATCGAAGTTCATCAGGTAGGCATCATCGCCGGCAACAGGCTCACCGAGGTACACGTGACGGTATAGCCGGTAATCCTTGTTCTTCATCACCTCGGCCTCGTGCTTGATGTGCAACGGGCAGTGAGGGTTCTCATCGTAGTTGATCTTGATGTGGAGGCAATCCGGGCGGCCTACCAGCTCTTGGATAACCGGATCATCCCGGGTGAAACGGTTGAGGGTGAAGAAGAACTTGATCTTCTTCTTGCGGAGCGTGGGTAGCAGGGTTTGGAGCGTGAGGGTTTGAACGGTTTGTGCCTCCTCCGCCCAGAAGATATCCAAGCCCTCGAGGCCCTTGATGTTCACCGCGCCACGCTCGCGGAGGGATTTGTACACGATGGTGGATCCGCTCACGAGATGGCGGAGGCGGTTCTTGGCTGTGCGCCATGCGAGCACATGCTGGTTGATCAGATCGAGGAACAACTGGTGAACGGATTCCTCGATGGTGTTCTGGATCTCGCGGCCAGCACCAATACGAACCTTGCGCTTCTCGGCAATGAATAGGAGCACACGGCCTACCGATTGTGTCTTGGCACTCCCGCGACCGCCCTCGATCACGAAGTATGTGTAGTTGTTGAACTCAGTGATGAGGGGGAGGAGCTTGGGTGGGATATCCAGCAATTCCGGTAGATCGTACTCGATCTCGATTTCTTCGCTCATGGTGCTCCTATGCAGCGATGAAGATATTCTCCACCGCTTCCTTGATGATCGGCCAGCGTGAGCCATCGGCCATGATGAATGTGATTTGCTCCTCGCCGCGCTCGAAGGTGCGGAACTGGATCTTCTTCACGAGGCCATCCTTGTAGATGATCTCCGCTTCTTGCAGGGGCAGATCGGCATCATTTGACATGAACGGCCTCCCCGATATCGAACTCCATCTCGCGGATCGTTATCTTGCCCGATCCTTTGCCGGCCTTCTTCTCCTTGGCCGTTACTGAGCCCATCATGGTGAAGCTGTGAACCGTTTCGTTCAGCTCTGTGAATAGCTTGAGGTTCTTGCCCAGCTTATCGAGCGAGGGATCCTTGTTGTACAGCTCGATACTCACGAGCTTCCCATTCTGCACATCCATGTGACGGATGGCGCGTTGCTGGGCATCGGTAAGATCGAAGGGGCTCTTGAGCACCATCTTACCGTTCACATTCTCGTAATAATTGATTGGGTTGGCATACGCGAGGCACTTGATCTCGTGCAGCACTCGCTCGGCCGAAAGCTCGAGCTTTTCTTCTATCGGTTTTCGCAGCTCGGTGATGTACGCCTTAACCTTATCATTCTTTAGCAACCGCGCCGCTGCAACGTGAGCTGATTTCTTGGCATATTTGGCACGGATGGCCGCTTGCGTTCCATTCCCATCGATGAGGTACTCTCGACAGAAACGCTTGATCTTCGCAGTAAGCTCACCCGTGCCACTCATGAGGGTATTATAGCGATAACGGAGCGCCGAGTACAGCCGTGTGGCGCTTCTCAATTTCAGCGTTGGCTTCTTCGGTCAGCACGCGGATAGCAGCGTTGGCTTCTTCCGTGTACTTGCGGATCGAGAAGTAGTGCTCCTGATACGCGGCTTCCTGCGCCTCGTCGGCATCGATCGCCATCTCATCGATATTGAATACCTTATCGCCATCCTTGAGCTGGTACACCGGGCGCTTGGTGTGATCCAGAAGCGCAGCTACTACGCGGCCTACGCCCTTCTCCACCACGTTCTCGTGGTTGATGCGTACATAGCGCACTTGCTGGCCGAGTGCGAACTTCACGGGGATGGATTGCGGGAGCGGGGTTGAAGGATCGATGATCGGGTAGTTGCGTTCATCGCGGGCAGGTTCGAGGGTGGCGGTGTTCTCGGCCGGTGCTGGGCGAACAGGCTCCTCGGATGCGGCGGCTACTTGGTTCTCTTGTGCTACTTGAGTTTCTGCTTCGGTCATAATAACTCCATGCTGGGGTTTGTGGTTTGCGACGATTCGCGCGCTACAGAATCTATTCTGCTTTCGGGGTTTGTGTCAACGCCCTATCGGCACCCCTCTGCAATCCTGTTTCGTAGGCATCGATGAGCTTCTTGGTGGGAAGGCCAGCGGCCGCCATCATCGATAGCCCGCTATATGCTCCCTCGAGGAGCTGCAACCGGGTGGGGAGCTGATCCGCGAAGGCTTGCCATGCCTCCACGGTGGCGATGAGCTGGTTGTTGCTCTCCCGGAGCTCAATCACCTGTTGCCTATCCTTCACCCGCTCCTCGCGCATGGTGGCCACCTGATAGTGGAGGAGCGCCATCTCGTGCTCGAGTTGCCGGCGCGGGTACATCTCGGTACCCTTGGCCTCCTCCATGATCTTGCGGGCGTTATCCCACCGCTTGGCGTGGAAGTCCGAGCTGTACTCATCCTCGGGCTTTGGTGTTTTGGTGCTCATAACCTATCCCTTCGGGCGTACAACACCCATCGCAGCGGCGAAGGCGGCAGCGAGTTTCGGTTTGAGCCATTCGATGGCGCGCACTCGGGTTTTCGGTTCACGCGCCCACTTCTTGGGCTCGTATGCGCCGGCTCCGTTCTCCTGCACATCCTTCCAGCGGGCTTTGCGTTCTGCGCGTAGTTTCTTGTGATCTTTGGCCATGTTCTTCTCCTTGGGGTTAATCTGGATCTACGGATTCTATCTCACGCTCGCTCATCGAATAACGGGCATTTGATTCTTCTGGCACCGCGTACTTGCCGGTGCCGATATCGTACTCGAGCAGCGGCGGGATCTGTGTGCGCTTGCCCACGTGCTTGAAGCGGATCTTCTTCACATGCACTTCCGTGGCATCCGCGATATCTTCGCTCCGGTGCAGCACGATGA